GAGTATGTGGCCATGTTCCCGAACTCCTAAAAAGTGGTGACCTCGGACGGCGGTCCGGGGTGGCTTTTTGGTGGCGTCACACATTTTGCCCCGCATGACTGCGTGTGCATGTTGGGCAGAATGCGCAACCGAAAATCTAAAAAAGAATCGGCCCCGGTTCGGCGCGGATAAAGGGAAAGCCCCGCAATCCAATGACTGCGGGGCTTCTCGTGGGACCTCCCGGACTTGAACCGGGAACCAGCGGGTTATGAGTCCGCTGCTCAAGCCCACGCCCATTGTTTAAAGGCTTTCGGCGTGCGGTGGTGACTTTCTGGTGGCGTCCCGGAAGGCACACCATTGCCATGCTCTTTTTTTTTCAATCCGTATTTATAAGAATTTCCGAAAAACGGCGGATTGCCGCAAAATCCTTGTACTTTTCGCCTGTGTAACCACCATAGGAGTAAGAAAACCAATGGAAATTCAAGAGTTCGGGATTGACGAAATCAAGCCGTACGAGAAGAATCCCCGAAAAAACGAGGATTCCGTAAAATTCGTGGCCAATTCCATAAAGGAATTCGGCTTCAACGTCCCCATCGTAATTGACGCCGACAACGTAATCGTTGCCGGACACACCCGCTGGAAGGCCGCCAAGCAGCTGGGGCTCGAGAAGGTCCCCTGCATCAAGAAAGACGACCTCACCCCGGCTCAAATCAAGGCGTTCCGCCTGGCCGACAACAAGGTGGGCGAATCCTCCCAATGGGACATGGAACTTCTCGGCGACGAGCTCAAGGACCTGGGCGACGTTTTCGACATGGGCGACTTCGGGTTCTTCGACCCCATCGAGGACGACGCCCCCACGGGCGACGATGACGATTTCGACCCGGAAAAGGAAGCGGAAAACCTCGCGAACCCGGTCTCGCAGCCTGGCGACATCTGGTTGCTCGGGCGCCACCGCCTTATCTGCGGCGACTCCTGCGACGAGGAAACGATAAAGCGCCTCTGCGGCGATAACGAAATCGACCTCTACCTGACCGACCCGCCGTACAACGTGGCCTACAAGGGCGGAACAGACCAAAAGCTGACCATCGAGAACGACAACATGGACTCCGCCTCGTTCCTGGCATTCCTCACTGACGCATACGCCGCTGCGGATTCCGTCATGAAGGCTGGCTGCCCGTTCTACATTTGGCACGCCTCATGCGAGGTCGGCAACTTCTACCAGGCCATGCTGAACATCCCCGGCTGGATGCCGAAACAATACCTCCTTTGGGTCAAGGATTCATTCACTCTCGGTCGCCAGGACTATCAGTGGAAACATGAGCCGTGCTGGTACGGGTGGAAGGACGGCGCCGCGCACTATTTCGTGGACGACCGCAAGCAATCCACCGTCCTCGAGTTCGACAAGCCGAAACGCAACGGGGAACACCCGACCATGAAACCCGTGGAGCTTTTCGAGAAATTGGTGGAGAATTCCTCCCGCCCTGGCGAAAACGTGCTCGACTCCTTCGGGGGCAGCGGCACGACGATGGTCGCCTGCGAGAAGCTGGGCCGCAAGGCGTTCTTGAGCGAGCTGGACCCCAAATACGCCGACGTGATCGTCCGGCGCTACATCAACCTTCACGGGAACTCCAAGGACGTGCGGCTCCTGAAACCGGACGGCACCGAGGTTCCCTACGACGAAATTGCCAAAGGATAGGAAAAAATGAAATTAGACGCCTTTTGTGAACGCTACTGCCTCGACGCCCGCAGCTTCGAGGAAAAGAACGCCCGCAGCCTCGCGCTCGGCAAGGAGCGCCTCGCCGCCGGGAAAACCGGGCAGGCCATGCGCCTTTTCGCGTACAACCACGCGCTGAACCAAAACAGGCCAAAGACGTCGGCACAAGCCGGGACGGGTACGAAATGGAAGGTGCGTGTCTGGAAGAACAACAAGGTCGTCAAGACGCTGACCGTCGAGAAGGACGACGAGCCGTTCGTCACAGCGAAGGTAAAGAGCCTGGGTATCGATTGGGACAAGGCTACGGTTCACGACCCGAAGACAATGAAACAGCAGAAAAACTACAAGAACGCGAACGCGTCGAAGGCAGAAAATAAAAGCAGCCAGCCTGCCAAAAAACTTTCTAAAATAAGAGTACAATTTAACAAGCCCATTTCTTTCGGAGACATAACCAGCTCTTTCATAGATATTCCAGAAAATTTCATTTTTGGAGGTCCTGTTTCCGAATTGAAAAAAACGGAAAAAGGTGTAAAAGAAATCTGCAACAGTATTAAATTAAAAATGCTAGGGACTGAATCTGGGACAGATTTCGGTAGAAAATACAGCTACGACAGATACAGGATCGAATGTAAAGGTGAGGGAATAAGCGGCTTTGAGTCTGACCCTGCAGGGCAAAAATTCTCAATATCTAAAGTTACACCATTTTTCAAATAGCAAAAGACCCGCGCTTGCGGGCCTTTCTCGTCCTGGAGAATGAAAGGGTTACTTGCTCTGCTTTATTCCTTTTCTATACTCACCCCATTATCTTGAACACTTCGGTTCCAGTTGGAAGCGAGTCTAAAATTTTTTCTGTCATTTGGTCGGAATTCAAATTTTGCGGAGGCACTACTAAAACTATATAGCCACCCATTGGAATTGACTTTTGAATTTTGTCGGCAATAGATTCAAAAGCAAAAGGAATTTTAATGTCGCTCATGCTCACGCCTCCAGTTTTCTGCCGCAAATCGGACAATAGTTGATTTTGCCTTTAAAAACAATCCATCCGCAATCTGCTTGCGCCCTAATTTCATTTCCGATTAAAAATATCCCTTCAGCTTCTTCGTCGTACGATTCTTCTCCATTTGGAGCTATGCCTTTTTGACCGTGACAATACGGGCAGTTTTCTTGTTCTTCAGTCATGCTCACTCCTCCTAATTCTTGTGGTATTTTTATCTCGTCGCGCATTTCGATGTTCCCGTCGTGCGCCTTCGCAAACGCGACCGCACGCACGATTTCGGAGCACGCGAACAGATGAACGAATCTGTCCTGGTACATCCTGCCGCCGACGCACAGAATCGGCGGGACGGCTTCTTTCGTCGTGACGACGGCAACGGGGAACCCGTGCTGCTTTCCGAAATCATGAATCCGTTTTTCGATTTCGTCGACCAGCTGCTGCCTGGCGGATACTTCTTCCTTTAGCAAGATGGCTCCGCTCGGAATGTTCACGTGGATTGCGAGGGCCGCCGCGTCCTGCTGGTCCTTGTATTTTTGCCACGGGAAAGAACGGAACGACCGCATTTCCTCAATGTATTCTTTGAATGCACGGAAATCGACCGCCATTCTTTTTAGGAATTCCGGGAGTTTTCTTTCGGCAGCCATCCTAGCACCTCCCGACATAAATCCTGCACCCCGGAACCGGGTAGAACGCCAGGCGCGGGTGCCTTGAAATTTTCCTGGGGTGTTTCTCGCGCCACCTTCTGCAGCTGGCGACGTAGCGCATCGCGTTTTCGTACTTTCTTTCCATGTTCTTGTTCCCTTTCCTTGAATATACAACTTTACCACGTCACAGTCAAGGTCAGCACGCCTGCGGCGATCCAATAGACGGTCTGGCGGACGTTGCCGTGGAAGGCCCACACGATGGCTGCGACAAAGTCGAGCGCCATCAGGACCGTGGGAAAAATTCTCGGGTCGATGTGATTCATTTCTTTTTCTCCTTCGTTATCTGCTTCCCGGCCAGCTCGGCCATTGTTTTCATGCCTACGATGATGCCGTTCAATTCCGCAATTTCCGTGTTCGCATCGTACACGATTTTATGCACCTCGCTTGCCCTGTAGCAGGTGATGTATTCCGTATCGAATTGGCTACGTGAAATACTCGCTCTTTCGCATTTGTAATTTTCAAGATTTATCATTTCTCCTCCAACTTACGTCCGCACATCGGGCAATAGTTAATCTGCTCCGAGTTGACAAGTTCAAAATCACGCCACAATTCAATCTCGTAGCCTTCTTTGGTTTTTACGATGTTGACTACATCGCCTTCGTTTACGATGTCACCGCACAGCGGTTTTCCTTCGTCGATTTCCCCGTTGCAAAATTTGCATGGGTTGTTGGTGAGTTTTAGTTCAGCCATCACTTCGCCTCCTTGAATTTCTCGGCAAGTTCCAGCCAGCGTTTTCCCCACCAGTCATAGAAGTTTCGGAGAAGGCCCGATTCCTTGTCATACTTCACAAGCGTTGTTGAATAGGATTTTTCGAAGCACACCGCAGCGATTCCCAAGCACCGCTTGTAATTAGAGTGACGGAGTTCCGCATCTTGCCTCATTATCTTATGGAGCATATTAATATTATCAAACCGATAATTTTTGATAAATTCCTTTAGCTCCGCGATTTCCTTGTCCTTCTCCGTGATGCGTGCTTCCATACGTTCTACATACATCCAGTGTTTAAAAGCTACATCCGCTATCCTACCTAGTGGCGATTTTGTGTCAAGGCCTCTGCATCTGTTAGACTCGCGAAACATGGACATTGCGCCTTTTATAATGCGTTCAATAACCTTGTCGGCTTCGGACTTGAGGTAGTAATCTGCAAGACCCGTTCCGTCCGGTGTTGGTGCTATGTATGCTTTCAGTTCGCTCATTTGTACTCCTCCGCTTTCTCTCGGCACTTGTGGTGCATTCTCTCCCATTTCTTTGCGTTGATTTTGATGCAAAAGTATTCAAGAACGCACGCTCGCCAAATGGCCCAATTAGCGCAAGCCTTGTACAGCGCACGTTTCAGCCTGCGCTCACGCTTCCACGCATCAATGCTATCTGCGTAGACTTTCGCCTGCACGTCCTCGAGTTTCTTCTTGAGTTCTGCGTTCTCTTTTCCGTATTTCTCTACGACTTCGCACGTCAAGATGCAATCGCCATTTAGGCACGGCATCAGTTTTTTCTTGAGTTCCGCGATTTCCGCATCCTTTTCGGCGATGTAAAGGTCCATCTCGTCCACGTCGTACGCCATCCACGGGACTCTGTTGATTTCCCCGGTTACGGCGTCGGGGCCGAGGTTGTTTTCAAGTTCTATCGGTTCCGGTCTATTCATGCCCTCTTGTCCTCCACGGTTTCAATCCAGACCTTTTCGTCGTAGTGGACGATGACGTCCTGGATTTCGGATTCTCCATCTTCCGTATTGACGACGACCTCGGCGTCCTTGTTCAATGCGGATTCCAGTCTTGCGATAAGTTCAAAAACCTTCATGTCTTTTCTCCGTATTTTACTTCGATGATTTGTGAAAACGGAACGCAGGCGCGGGCGGTGGATCCTTTTGCCTGCGGTCCGAGAATCCCGGCGTACCCGTTCCCCTCGTCGAATTCGACCTTTGCCACCTTCGTTTCCCGGACGCTCTCGCCGCTGGGGGAGTCGACGCTCCGGAACTTGTAGACAACGGACATGCCTGGGCGCCACGCGATTTCGTTGAATTGTTCCAGCGTCATTTTTCCCTCGCTTTCAGGATTTGCAGGCCGCACAGGAGCCCGGTGCAGAAATCCTCAAGCGCGTAGTTCGCTGTCTCGATTCTTCTGCTCCGGTCCTCCTGGGTTTCGTCAACACGATATGCCCTGGCATTTTTTACTGCAAGGATTCGCTGTTCGAACTCTTCTTCAATTTTGATTCTCTGTTGGGCTTCAATGTTCCCGAATTTTGGAGGTTCTGTCATTTCCCCGCCTCCTTGTCGAGCAGCCGGACGATGACCGCCTCGAGCGACATCTTCTTGTGGTCCGGCGATTCCATCTCCATTTCCACGCGCCTCTTGTGCAGGCGCTCCAGGGTGGCGCCCGTGACGACCACCGACTTGTACTTGCGTTCGCTAGGCATCTTCTTTTACCTCCTTTTTGGTTGCACAGATGATTGCCTTGTCAATCAAGGCGTCGGCTGCGGCGTCCATGTCCATCGCGACGGATACGTCGTACCCGATGGTGACGGTGTCCGTGGCATTCCCGAACATGAAATCCTTGTGGCTTTCAGTTTCCAAAAAGACGTGAGCCTTCAAAGCGCTGATAAGCGCCTCGTTCAGGGACTTCTCGAAATCCCCGGCCAGGTCGTGCGCTAGCGCCGCCACTTTTTCTTTGTAACGAATGTCCGCCGTTTCCATGCTAGCAGTGCGGATTCGGAGCTCCATACTCCTTACGATTCCTTTTCTCATTATGCAGCCTCCTTTCTTGCCTTTGTTTTCTTTACCTTGATGAATTTCTCCTGCCATGCGGCCATCGCCCGGACGGCCCCGTCCGTGGGTTCACAGCGGCTCCTGTCGGCCTCGTTCCCGTAGAACTGCCCCAGCTTCCCGCCCGGAAGAATCTCCGCCGTGGCGACGGGTCTTTCGCGGTAGCGTACGAAAACCAGCACGCACTTGCCGTCGATGCATTTCCCGATGTAGTCTGCAGATACAAGGCATTGTTTGAGCGCCTCGGCCTGACGGACAATGTCCTCGGTGGATTCCGGGACGTAGACGTGCCAGCCGTTCCCGAGGGTCAGCTCCTTGCCGACCCATTTCTTGACGGCGGCCAGGTACCTGGCTCCCTTCTGCCGGAGTTCCTCGGCCTTCTGCATGGCGCGGATGTTCGCGACCTCGGCCATGACCTTGTCGTGCGCCCTCTTGAGGCTTTTCGGGAATCTCCAATAGCGGTCGCGCAGGTCGTGGCCCGCTTCCTCCGCCATGTCCGCGTAGTCGCGGTACTGCCGGAGCTCCGCCCAAAGGCTGCGGCTGCGCTTGATTGTGTCCTTCAGCCAGCGGAAAACGTCGTACGGCACCCTTGTATCCCTTGTCGTCTCGGCGTGGTACTCGCACCATTGTTCGTAGGTGCAGCCGTACTTGATGCAGGCGAAGATGCCGTCGAGGCAGGGGAAATCCACAACGCTGCGGTGTGCGCGGATCCATTCGAGGACGGCCATCCTTTTCTCGTCCGTCACGCGCCACAGCCTGCCGTCGAGCGCAAGCGTCCGGTACCCGGCGGCAAGCAGCAGCTCGATTTCGCGGGGGTACTTTTTCCAATAGGGAAGAAGGTGGAAATACTCCCGGTTGGAGAGCTCGGATTTCTTGAGTATCCACTTGAATTCGGGGTATTTCTTGACGAATGCCTTCTTGCTTTCGCTGTCGGGCCGTCCCCAGGAGCACCCCGAAATGTCGCCGTACGGCTTCGAGTATGGCTCGAGGACGGATACGTAGGGCTTACCGTAGTAACCGCCGCCGTAGCAGGCTCGGCCCGTTTCTCCGGGCCAGTCTATGCACCACCCGGCGATGGGGCGCAGGTCGATGTTGCGGCAGAGCTGCCGCCCATCCTCGTAGATTTTCGCGACGTCCATGCTGCGGCCCTTGAACTTCCCGATTCCGCAGGCGGTCACGATGCGGCAGAGGACGCCGTTCTCGAGGACCACCCGTTCTTCGCAATCGAACCTATGCATTCGCGAACCCCGCGATGTCGAAAAGGGAACATTGCCCAGGCTCCGGTTCCGGCGCCTTTTTCGTTTCCGGGGCCTCTGCGGGCGTTTCGGGTTCCGGGTCGGGCGTCGGCTCGGTCATCTGCAAATCGGGCGCCTGGGGCGCCTTTCCTGCGGCCATTCCCGATTCCTTGTTGAACTTGTCCAGGTCCTTCCAGGCCTTTTTCTCTTCCTGGCGAGCCTTCCGGTAATCCTTGCCAGCCTCGTCGAGGTTCTTTTCGGCGTTCTTCTTTGTCGCCGTCGCGTTCTCGGCGGCGCTGACGAGCTTCTTGTGCTCTGCCGCCTTGGCGTCCTTTTCCCAAAGTTCGTCGTTGAAGAAGTCGCGGGCCATCTTGTAGCAGGCGTCGTCCGCGACCTCGCCGAGGCGGTTCTCGAGGATTTCCTTTGCGCAGTCGACGACGTATTCGATGCATTCCTCGAACTTGTCCTCGTGGCCCTGGAACTTGGGGCAATGCGCGACCAGGTGGGCCTTGATGCAATCCTTCATGTTCCGCTTGCTGGCCTTCGCGATGGCCTTGTACTCCTTGAGCATTTCCTTTGTCGGTTTCATTTGGAATTCTCCTTGTTGATGTGTGCCGCGATGATGTCGGCGACGTTTTCAAAATTGGCGCGGGTGGCGACGCACCTGGAGCTGCCGCGAACCCCGGCGCGGGAAACGGAAACCTTGTACCGTTCGCGGTCCTGCGACCAGACGGGGCTCACGAGCCATTTCCAGCCGTCGAGCCCGCCGTTGAAGAATCCCTTGAGGCGCACGTCCTCTTTCGTTTCCCTTTCGATATCCGTTGCGCTTACCATTACTCCACCTCCTTCATTTTCTTGATTTCTGGGTCGCGACCAAACCTTTCGTAAAATTCAATCTTGAAAGGTATCAGTTCAAGCTGATTTGCCACAGTGATTTCGCCTACATAAAGTCGCGGCTCGTTAATGAAATATTTTGTCCCCATTCTGCCCCCTCCTATGCGTGGACCAGGATTTCGTAGGTGTCGTTTTCGGGCTGGACGGCGAGACCGCCCCAGCTCCCGTGGAGCTGTCCTATGCCGTCGACAAGGTCGACCACCCCGACCCTGCCGGAGTATTCGGGCTCGCCCTTCATTTCGATGATTCGGATCGTGTCGCCGACCTTAGCCTTTGTCGTCATTTTCGCTACCTCCCGAAATCGCCTTGTTGATTCTGTCGACCATGTCCGCCGAGACGGCGACAAGGTGGTTGTAGTCCCCGGACATGGCGTCATTCAGGTACGCGTCCTTCTCCTTCTTGAGCGCCGCCGAGTCCCATCCCATCGCTTCGCGTTCCTGGGCCATCGCCATGGAAACGTATCCCATGATGCAGTAGGCGTTCCCGTTGATGCCGACGATGTCGTAGTATTTTTTCCTAGCCATTGTTCTCGCCCTCCCCGTCCGAAAAAAGACCGATAAGGTAGTCGACCTCGCCGAGCGAATCGCGGACCTTCTGCACCAAAAGGTCTCCCTCCGGGCGGGTGGCCTTCGCCTTCGCGAGCTTGTGGCATTCCGCCATGTGGACGAGCTTGAGGCCGCGCAGGATGAGGGCCTTGGATTCTTCGGAAAGCGTGTAGGTATTGATTGGCATGATAAAATCTCCTTGTGTAGTTCATGCGTAATGTACAACTTACCCGTGAATTAGCAAGCGAAATTAGGAGTCTTTTTTCTTACGTGCAACTGTCGTTTTTTGACAGGATTCATTTACCAATGCCTCACGAGGTTGACGATGTTGAGGACGCACAGCAGCAGGTTGCCCAATGCGCCGATAATAACCCATTTATTCGCCATTTTACACCCATTCCCCGGTCGAATACTCGTACCCGTGCCAATCGGGCAATTCGGGCTCCTTGACCCTTCGCCCCTTTTCCCGCCCGAGGGCGAGCCTGGCCTCGTAGCGTTCCAGGGCGTACACCTGGGAGCGCTTGTTGATTCCGGGTAGGAATTTCCCGGCCTTGATTAGGCAGAATTCCTCGGGCGTGTACTTGTGACATTTTGTCCCTTTCTTGATAGGCATTCGTCTACCTCCCGGCCACGGCCAGCGCAATGGCCGCGATTATTGCAAGTGTCGCCTGCAGCATCATCGTTCATTTCCCCTTCTTCTTGTAGCCCTTGCACACCATCCACGGCTGGTTTTCTTGCCACCACCCCTTCGGCAGCTTGGCGAGAAGGTCCTTGGCCTCCGCCATGTCCTTGTCCGTCAGCGGTCGGCAATCCCTGTTGCTGTTCAGGAAATAATGGTCCATGCCGAGGTGGACAGCCTCGCATATCTTCCACTGCCTTTTCGTCAGTTCATTCGGTTTCAGTTTTACGGCCATGGCTTGTCCTCCTTGTGCTTGTTTATTCGCCTTACGAAAATTGCGTAGTCTATCCACTTGTAGATGAAATAAGCGGCTAACGCAACCACTACTCCAAACGTCAACAACATGTCTAGGCTAACATAGTCGTTGATTTCTTCTTGACTGAACATCGTTATTCCCTCCTGCAATTAGGCTCGCCGCCCTTGGAGTCGGGAATCCAGCTGGACTTGTGGTTCTCGCATAATTCCACAAGCCATTTCGGGAAATCGTAGCTGTTCATATAGGCTCCGCTTCTCATGACGTCTTGAAGTTTGATTACGTGTGAAACGCTACCCATTCTCGCCTCCTTGAATTGTCTGCCCGATTTCCACGACCTTCGGCTTTCTGCGTTCGGCAATGATTTTGCGCAGGTCTTTGATGCACTCGTCGCAAATCGGAAACTTCATGGCCCTTAATTCGGTTATATTGTTGTCGCAGGTCGCGCACTTGAAATTCGGACCATTGGTAGTCAATTCTTTAATCCTAATGAATCCCGTTTTATCTGCCATTTTTCCTCCATTTCTTTTTCAAGATGTCGGTCAAGGAATTTTTATTGAGCATGATGCTTGTGTAGAATGTCGCGACAAACCTCGTCTTGTCATCTCTATCTACTCGCCTGCTGGCCTTGCCGCGAAACACGATCCGGTGGCAGGCGTTGTAGATGTGGTTGAATCGGTGGCCTCCCTTGCGGCATGGCTTAAAATTGTCGTAGCATTTCATAAAAGGAGCAAGGCCGCCCTCGCCATAAACAACGCTACCTATGTAGCGTCCATGCTCGTCTTTCCCGTCTAGTGTAAACCAGGAGTATCTTTTCATTTTATCTCTTCCTTGTTTGGAAAGTCACACCGCCAAAATGGATCCCGACTGCGGAACAATAGTCCTCCGCATCATTTCTGCAACATTCCCTGCACATAAATTCTGCGTTTGTCCAATCACTAATCACTTCACATCCCCACACAATCGGGTCGCCGCAGATGTGGCACTTCCTCATTCGCTTGTGAGCGTTCCTGATGTGGTTGTGGCGGTGTCCGCCTTTGCGGTTGGGCTTGAAATAAATGTCGCAAGTCCGTTCATCCGGTAATATTGCAGGGCCTACCAGCCTAAAAAGCGGTGGTTCGCCTTCATGCCAATCCGGATGTATAATCGTGTACCAGCTAAACCTTTTCATTTTATACCTCCCAAAAATGCGGCTCAAATCCACCGCCTACGTCTCTTTCGAGACTTGCTTCCCATATCGCTTGACTATCGCATTTTCCACCACAGAAGTCAAAGCCTTCTTCGTGGATTCCCTTGTTTTTTCTAAACCAATTCCCGCAAACGTTACAAATGCAGTAGTTGCGTCTATGATGGTGACCGCCTTTCATGTCGCGGTAGAAATCGAACTCCATTTTTTTCATTTCGGAAATAGTCATTTCCTCAAATGCGGCGTGGGCGCAGATTATCTCTTTCAGTCTTTTACCGCCGTACGCTTTCAGCAGTTTCTTTTTCTGCTTGGCGTGGCCCTTTCTCTTGAGTACGTACGGCGCCTTCTCGCGCAGTTGTGCGATGCTTTTCATTTTTCAACCTCCGTGAATTGCCAGCTCTGCGGCGGGCGCTTCAATCCGAATTCTTCCAGCGATTTCGGCGTGTCAAATCTTAAAGCTCCGACGCAGCACCATCCATGCAAACAACGACTGTTGTTTTGGTATTTCTGCAGCTCGTCAATTGGCACGCAACCGCTGCCAATAATGTCAATCCCGCGCTCCTTGTACTGGTCAATCCATGATTTTTCGTATGCATCCAAAAGGTAATGCTTGTCAAAAATGAAGCTTCCTGTAATTTTCTTTATCGGTGCGGTTTCGTAGATGTAGACAATATCCCCTTTGTCGGCTCTCAAAGGAAACGTCTTTCTCCACTCAATCGTTTTCTCTCCCTCGTAAATCAGTTTCGCCCACTTGGGGTGGATGGAAAGGATGATGTTCATTCCCGTTCTCCTATTGCTCGTTGTAGTTTGGTACATACCGCCTGCCCGCTGACCTCACCGTCCAGCGTTCCTGCGGATTCCATTTGTTTAGGTCGTGACAGCGCCTTGCCGCGCCCCAGCGCGTCGGGCGGCTCGATATTTCGGACTTTTGACTAATGAGCTCGACGCATCGAAAATGTTCATTCCAGGTTCCCATTTTTTCTCCTATGGTTAATGGTTATCTCGGCTGGCGGGACTCGAACCCGCATCAAGGGCATTCAAGTGCTCTATCCCTTCACGCACTCAAGCTCTAACCATTGAGCTACAGCCGATTGTGTTTAGGTCTCGTCCAAGAGCGTCTTGATGCGCTTTGTCAGGACATCCTTCTGTTCCTTAAGTGCGGCGATGCTCTTCTCGATGAATTCCACCTCGTCCTTTTCGTTGTCGGACTTGGCCTTCTCAAGGTCTATGGTCTTGAACTTGATAGCGTCATAGACGCGGTCGCGTTCCTTGGCAAGGCTCACTATCTTTTCGGAAGGCGTCTTTTCTCGGCTTGAGATAATCTTGAGAAATTCATCGAAGGACGGGATGTCTTTCGTTTCATTCTTGTTGTTCTGTTCTTCTGCCATCTTATTGTTCCTTTGCACGTTCATCGTGCGGTTGTTTGTTGTATCGGTTCTCGTTCAAATCCACTCGCCCTTCGGGGTTTCCTTTTCGTAGTCGAAATCCGGCTCCGGGGCGTCCTTCCTTTCGCGTTTCGCGAGGCGGTAGGCCTGCCGCTGGCTCATGCCTTGCGACATGAATTCTTGTACCTTTGCGTTCATCTTCTGAGCTCCTTGTCGATTGCGTTGAAAAATTCTTGTTTGAGTTTGATGAACTTATTGTATTTCTCACATAACCTGTTCCAATCTTCTGTCAGCCGTGCAATCTCCGCATCCTTCTTGGCGAGGAGCGCATCAACGTCGTCCGCATCGTAAACCCAATATTCTCCGAGTTCTACGGAACCTTGCTTAATCGCTTTCAGTTCCTTGCAGGTTGTCTCGTTCGCCTTCTCCTCCTCGGGCGTGAGGTAGCCCTTCCAGCGGACCACTTCGTCGCATAGCTTGTTACCCATAAAGGGCTCGTTCTCCCAATACCCGCCGCACCACATCGAGAGCGTGTCCGAGTATCCGTTCGAAACGATGAAGTTTCGACCCTCCATGTCCTCGCTCGGCTTCTCCTTCGCGAAATCGTGCCACCTATCTTCCGTCGCCATTTCCCAGCTCCTTTTCGATTGCATTGAAAAAATCCTTCATCGGCACCCACGCGACGACCCCGTTGTAGTCCGCTACGAATTCCGTGCGCTTGATTTCGTAAGGGTATTCGTAGCATTTAACAATGGCATCTTTACCGAAATACACCAGGACGTACTCGCCGTCGCGTTCCGGGTCGGGCCACGTCGTTTTGTCGTCGAGGTCGAACTTGCGGACCTCAATCTTCGGGCGCACATCGTCGGCCCTTACGGGTGTGTACAGCGGCTCCGGCCCGTGCGTGTGGAGGTGGTGAGGCTGGATCATGCTATTGCTTCCTTTTCTTTTTTCTTGCGTTCGTGGTACATCTTATTGTATTCCTTCTTGTATGCCTTTCGTTTCGGGTCGTTCTTTCGCTTTTCCTCGTAAGCCTGTTTCCATGCGATACGCTTGGGGTCGAGTTCGCGCTTCTTCATCTGTTCTCTTCTGCGCTCGATGACATCAGGTCTCGCCATGTAATCTTCTACCCATTTTTTTCTTTTTTCGGTCTTGGCACGTTTCCTGTCGTTAATCCTTCCAAGCTCACGCCTGCGCTCTTTGTGCTCTTCATCCCACCGCTTGATATTCTTCTTGTTCCGCTCCTGGTAAATCTTCACCTTGTCCGGATTTGCCTTGCGCCATTTCTTGTTGTATTCTACCTTTCGCCTTGTCAATGGGTCTTTTATGCGCTGCGGTTTGTACGTGTCCCTATGAGATTCTATTCTTGCGGCGATAAGGGTTTCCCAATTCTTCATGTCTACACCTTCTTGAAGAGGAATTTCCATGTCAAATGCTTGATGTCAATCAAGAAGTACCTAGTACCCTTTCTCGGTTCAGTTGCATCCATGTTACGCTCGTCAATCCATCCGTTCAGTTCATACATGGCATTTTCACTTTCATTCTCCGGGACTTCCTTCCAGCCCTCGGCCTTGAACCCTCGCGCGATTTCGTCGGCCTTCTTGCGCTTCTTTTCGTAGCACATGCCGCAAATGTCGCCGTACAACCAACGCCATTTTTTTCCGCACTCGGCGCACTTTTCCATTTGTTTATACGATGCGTACTTCATAAGCCCAGCGCGCTTTATTTCGTGCTGTTCTGCCGTTTCGCATTTGACGAAATCGTCGCACAGATAGCTCCATTCTCCACGGTTCTTTCCTTCCAGGTGTAACTTGCAACAGCACTCCGTATGGTTGTTTTCGTCATACAAGTCGTGATAGAAGAAGTGGATGCACTGCTCGCAGTATTTCTTCTGCGCATCCGGGTGTTTTTTCTTGTAATCGCACTCTGCGCAAAATCCGCTGTCTACCGGATTCGCCACCTTTTCGCCGCAGCACGGGCAAACGTACCACCCGTTTTCATCTCGCAGTTCTTTGAATTTGTCTTGTTTTTGGTTTCCTTCATCATCTTCATCGGCATCTTCGTCGGCAAAAGCTGTCTTTTCCCAACAATCCACGCACAGCTTTTTGTCTTCATAATCCATTATTTCATGGCTCGGGATGTTGCGACCGCATCCGTCACACGGCGTAGTGTATTGCTTTTCTGCTTCCGTTGACGTTATGGCTTTCTGGAATTCATCGATTGCATCGCGAATCATCTTTTCCGGAATCTTGTGGTCTTTCGATATATGCGACCGGAGATTTTGTTCGACCATCAGCGTCACATTCGCGAAGTGTTCATGGACGTCGAAATTGCTGGAACCGTATCCAGGATAACACCCTCCTCCGCAATTTTCGCCCATCAGGTCGAAGGAATAGTAGACCGTTGGGTATTCGAGCGCGCAATGGATCGTAATTCGCGGATAGCACTTGCTCTTGGACTTGTAGACGTCTATATCGATGCGGTTGTCGATGAACACGCCGTGTTCATTCATGATGGCGTTCTTCCAGGAAGTGCAGATGTTCGGCTTCCTGGTGTCGCTTGCCCGGTCAAGGTCGCTCAAGAAAGAGAGTTGCTCGCTCATGCCTTACCTCCTGCATACGGCGGATTCATGATTGTGTTTTCGTACTTGAGCATCTGGAACATGTCGGGCTCGAAGCTCGAGAGAACACGGTCTTTTGCCGCGTTGAAAAAGTTGCGGTCTACCTCGAATCCGTAACTCTTTCTGCTCATTTTCTGCGCTGCGAGAAGCGTGGAGCCGCTACCGCAGACGGGGTCTATTACTACCTCGCCCTCGTCCGAGAAAATGCTTATAAGGCGTTGCAAGAGCTGGACGGGTTTCTGCGTGGGGTGAATCTTCGGCGTTTCGGTGTCGCGTTGCCAGTCCATGCAGTTGAAAATCATCTTGCCGTTGTTGTTGAACTTCGGCAATTTGTTCCGATAGAAAATTAAACCGTATTCGCAGTTGCCCACGACCTTCATATTCGCTTTCAGCACTTGCGCGGAGAAGTCCTTGCGGAACACCAAATTGATGTAAATCGGGAGCCCGTACTTGCGACCAAGTTCTATAAATTTGAACTGTTGCTCGAATTCGCAGAACAGGATCATGCAGGGAGCCTTCCCGCTTTCCTTCGGTTCCTTGACGAGCATCTTGGTGCAAAAATGCATGAACTCGGCGGGACGGAACTCGTTCTCGCTGTTAAAGAACTTTTTACCAGCCTTGTCGCTTTCCCCGTTCTTGTTGTCCCCGGCAACGTACCATGAAGGGTTGGAGCCGTATGCGTTCGTGCCTAAATTGTACGGAACATCTGCGATAATTAACTGCGCCTTCGGGATTTGGTAGACCTTGTAATTCTGGAAGGAATCTCTGTAAAGGTGCATGTCGTATTTGTGCCATTCGTTGTTCATTGTCTTGTTCCTGTTATTACTGAATCAAGTCAGTTATGTCCTTCGTAGCAGTACCAGTCAAGAAAGGATATTTTGTCTGTCATAGTGCCTCCAGCAAGTTTTTTACGCCTTCGGCGAAAATCTTGTAGTAGTGGTGGTTGTCCTGTTCGCGTGCGGATTTTTCAGCCTTCTGCAATCGGTTGTCGACCGCATTCGCGAAGTTTCGCAGGATGTTCAGTTCCTCGTTCATCGGAGTCATGCGCTCAACGATAAACCGAGAGAGAATTATCTCCCATTTCGTCGTGAACGCACCGTTTCCGATGTTGGCCTTGACGTTACCGAGGAATTCCTTTATGTCGGCGTTCGCAAGTCGGTCTATTTTCGCCTTGCGGTTGTCCTCGGCTATCTGGGCAGGGGTGCGGGAGTCGGCTTTCTGCGGAATTTCGCCACGATCCATCGCCTCAATCTCGGCAAAGATGGCATCAAGCCTCGCCCGTTCCTCTTCCGTCTTGATTTTTGCCAGTGCCATCGATTATGCCCTTGAGTTCGTTTTCGAGTTTTTGTGCTCTCTTCAGTGCGGCTGTTCTGTTCGCTTCCATGTCTGCGAGTCGTTTCCCCTTGAGCGCTTCGCCTCCTGCTTTTTCGATTCTCAGGAAAGCTGTGTAAAGTCCTTCCAGGAATTCGTTGCGCTGGTTGTTGACTTCTACGAGTTTTTCATGGAGTCGCAAGCACTTTTTCGCGAGGGCGATTTCGAGTTCAGTCTTTACCCCCCCCCCTTGTAAAGTTTCGTTTGCAATCCTCTTGACGTCCGTCATTGTTATTTCGATGTGCATCTTGATTTTCCTTTTGGTTGAGTTTCTGTTCAAGTTCCCTGGTGTATTCGAGGAGCTGGTTGCGTTCGACCGTCAGCGCGTCGTAGGCGTCGTGCCATTTTTTGACCTCGCCTTCGAGCTGCTTGGCGTATTCCTTGTATTCTTCTAAAGTTTGCATTCGAGTTCCTTTTCCCCTTTTTTTAATTCTGCCCCGCGTACCCGTACCAATCCAGGAATTCCCGAACCGGGATGAACACCAGGGCGCCCTTCACCCTGCCGCCGAGGAACGGCATGTCCATCTCGCCGCGCCTGGTTTTCTTGACCCAATTGAGGATGGTGTTCCTGGATTTCATTCCTATCGCTTTCGCGGCTATCGTCGGCGTCCAGCAGAGCTTGTCGAGAACCTGGGTGACCGGGTACTTGGCGCACAGCTTGAGGTATTCCTCGTTTCTCATGGTTTTCCCCTTCCGTTTGAAAAATGGTGCTTGAGGTCCATCGGTACGACTTCTTTTGGTTAGTGTGTAATTCGTAAAAACAATGGAGTCATGATGCCCCTCAAGCCTGCGTCGCGATCGTTGGTTCACGCGTCGCATTTTTGTTGGCCTCCGGGTGCGGTACGTAAGGGACATTGTGTTGATTTGGTCAAACTATGCACCCATCGGCCTTATTGCTCCGTCGGGAATCGAACCCGCATCTGCTACTTATTACGCAGCCGCTCTGCCGTTGAGCTACGGAGCACCTGTCCCTCTCACGGGACAATTTTGTTTAAAGGGTTGACCCCCGGAGGCGAAACAAAAAAACACAAAAGAAATACCTCCGGGGGGTGCCGGACCACCCGGCTAGCCGAACATGTCGTTGTCCTCGGGGGTCGACTCCTGCGTCGGCCCGACACCCGCATCGACGGGTTCGGCGTTTACTTTCGTGGGGGCGGCGTCGGCCTTTTCTGCGGGCTGTGCGGCCTTCTTCGCGGCGGGTGCCTGCTTGGCCCCGGCTGCCTTCGTGTCGGCCTCCTTCTCGGCCTTCTCGTCCATCACGGCCTTCCAGGTCGTCTCGCCGTCCTTGATGGCGGAGTAGATGGCGCGGAGCGTCTGCAGCTCGTTGGGGTCGAGCGCGGAAAGCTCGTGGCCGATGTAGTCCTTCAGCATTTCCACCTGGACACCGAGCTGCGCGAAGGCGTCGATGATGCGGTTCTTCGCGGCGTCGGGGTTCTGCGCGTCCTGCCTGGTCTGCGTCTGCCTGACGTAGAAGAGCGCCTCGTCGACCAGGTCGCCGGGAATGAGGCGCAGGCCGAGCGTGCGGACCGCCTTCGAAATCAGCGCGTTCTGCTTGTTGAGGATGTCGTCGTCGGTGCCGTGCAGGATGTACACGGGCTTGCCGTAGGAGTTGGTGCGGACGCGGATGGGCTTTTCGCCCTGCGGCAGCTTCGAGCGTTCCACGGTCTTGGTGACGGTGACGTCCTGGGAGAAGTAGGTGTTGGTCTCGAGGTCGGAGACGGCGACGCGGATCACGCGGCGTTCGTCGTCCTCGGAAATGGTGCTCGTCTCGGTGAGGATGTTGGTCATGTTGCGGATGGCCGCCTCGACGAAACGGATGCTCGGGCCTTCGATTCCCTTGCCGACGGGCTTGTGGTAAATCGCCACGTTGGCGAAGGAGGGCCGCTGCGCGTCCTTGAGCATGTCCTGGCGGACCTTGTCGAGGTCGCGGGGGCGGGCGAGGGCCATCTTGTAGCGGGCCTCGACGATGGCCTTCTGCTGGGCGGCCATGGCGACTGCGTTGTTCTCGGACGCGGACATTGCCACGGCGGGCATCATCTGCTGTTCAGGGGTGTTGACGGGTGCGATTGCGTTTTCCATTTTCTTGTTCCTTTCTGGTTGATTGTTCGTTTAAAATCCCTTGGCCGTGATCCGGAGCGACCTTGCGCCGAACTTGACGGACGTGTGGCGGTTGACGATGTCGGCCTTCGCCTCGGGGGCAAGCCCCGCGAGAAGTTCTGCGGCCACCGCTTCCCAATCGGTCACGCTGGAATCCTTGTTGTTCTTCCAGGTACACCATCCGGGAACGACCGTGGCGTCGCCCATGAAAATCTTGATGCGGTTGGCGTATTCCTCCTTCTTGGCCTTGGCCTCCTTCTCGGCGGCCCCGGCGTCCTTGTAGGCCTTGATGTATGCCTTGACGTCGTCGTCGGCTTCCTTTTCCTTGTCGTCGACGCCCTTGCCGAAATGGTCCTTGATGTAGATGGAGGTGCCTTCGTCGCCCCCGGCCTCGGGCATCGCGCCGGACGCGATGGTCTCGAAGAGCTCGTCGGCGGCGTCCACGATCCGGCGTGCGAGTTCCCCGTCCCATTCCATCTGGTAGATGTAGAAGTCCTGGCCCGCGAACATCACCGCGAGGTGTGCGAACCTTGCGCCCGTTACCATCATCTGCACCTGCAGCTGGGTCTTGTAGTATTCGGGGAAGTCGGAAGTCCAGGCGTCGCCCCATTTTTCGTTCTTCCAGTGGATGTTCTTGGCGTCCACCGGGATTCCGAGGGTGTGGTTCCATCCGTCGAGGGATGCGCCGAGGCGCGGGAAATTGTCGCTTGTGTGGAGGTCGTAGCCGTCCATGTGTTCGACCTTCGCGTCGGTGTCCTCGGCGTACATGCGGAGGATGGCGGGTTCGAATGCGAGCCCGGCACGCATCGCGGCGGTCTGCGCGAGGGGCGTCCCCTGCCCGGTCTTGTCGAGCCACACGTTGAACTTGGAACCGAAGGGGGAGATTCCGAGCAGCTGGGCCGCGTCGGTTCCCGTGACGTAGTGCTTTCTCTTTTCGAGCCATGCGGCCTTGTCGGATGTTGCGTTTCTTTCGATGAATTCCATTTTTAGTACTCCACCTTGAGGTTGTTGATTTGACCCTTGAGGATGGCCTTGACCACCTCGCGGGCCGCGAGTTCGTATTCGTTTTGCGTGAATCCTTCGAGCTTGGTCGCGATGAGTCTCGCGATTTCGGCGACGATGGCGTTGTTGACGGCCTTCATCTCGGGCGTGAACCTGGAGCCCGCCTGCTGCGGCTGCGCGGGCGCCTGTGGCGCTGTCGGCGCGGGGGATGGGGAAGGGGCGGGCGCGGGAATCGGCGGGCGCACGGGGGCGTTTGCGGGGGCCGTGGGGGCCGCCGCGGCCTTGCCCTGCGCGAAGCCCTCGGCGCGGGCTTCTTCCTTGATTTTGTTTTCGCGGATGATGCGGTCGGCTTCTTCCTGGTTCTTGCGGAGCTTGTCGAGCTCTTCGGCGTCCTTCTCGCGCTTCTCGGCGGTGGACTTGAGCAGCTCGAGGGCCTTGGTTTCCCCGGCGATTGCGGCCTTCGCCTTTTCCAGGCTCTCGTGCCACTTTTCCTCGGTGAGC